GAAATTGAGGTGCCAGTCGATATTGATCCAGCGTCACTTTATAACGCTGTTTATAGTGGCCCAGTGATGCCGTGGATTGATCCAACCAAAGAGGCGCAAGCGTGGAAAGAGCGCATTAAAGGTGGGTTGGCAACGGAAAGCCAAGCTGTACGAGCAAGCGGTAGCAATCCAGCAGAAGTTAAACGAAGACGAAGAGTTGAGGTTGAGGAAAACCGAAAATTTGGTCTCAAGTTTGACACGGATTTAACTAACACAGGTACGACAAATGAAAAAACAAAAGATGATTCTGGCGCCAATAGCGATGGCAGCGAACGTGACAAAGACGAATAACCAGTCTTGGTACTCAATCAAAGCCAAAGCCAACGATACGGCAGAAATATCAATTTATGATGAGATCGGATTTTGGGGCGTATCTGCTGCGAGCTTTGCGCAGGATTTAAAAGACTGCGGAAACAACATTAAGCAGATTAACCTACACATCCACTCACCCGGTGGCGATGTATTTGATGGGATCGCTATCTACAACTTGCTAAAAAATCATCCAGCCAATGTGACGGTTTACATTGACGGTTTGGCGGCAAGTATGGCGAGCGTTATTGCAATGGCGGGCAATGAGGTAATCATGCCTGAAAATGCAATGATGATGATCCATAAGCCTTGGGGCATCCAAGGCGGCGATGCGGAGGATATGCGCAAATATGCCGACTTATTAGACAAGGTCGAAAATACGCTAATCCCAGCTTACGCAAACAAAACAGGAAAAACACCTGAAGAATTAGCAGAAATGCTATCAGCAGAAACTTGGCTCAACGGAAAAGAATGTGTTGAACAAGGATTTGCAGACAAACTAGCCGAACCACTTGTGGCGATGGCGTCTATTAAATCACGAAAATTAGAGGACTTTGAAAATATGCCAAAAGCAATGAAAGACATGTTGTTTAAGCCACAAGGCAACGCTGGCGCATCTGCACCACAAGCAACACCAACTCCAGCACAACCGGCGCCAACCGTACCAGTAAATCAAGCACCAACAGCTCCGGTAGATAACACCGCACAAGTGCAAGCCGAATTAAATAAACGCAACGCTGACATTAAAGCGGTATTTGCACCGTTTGGTACTACGCACAATGATTTGTTGGTGGAGTGTTTGGGTGATTTATCAATTACTCCTGATCAAGCCAAAGACAAATTATTAGCAAAACTTGGTGCAGGCACAACGCCAAGTGCAGCGCCTACCGCATATGCTGGAAATGGTAATATCGTTGGCGACAGCGTGAAACAATCTTTGTTAGCTCGTGCAGGCATCGATAAAGACAAAGCAGACGCCAAAGACAATGCCTACAACGCAATGACCTTGCGCGAACTTGCTCGTGCGTCATTGGTCGATCGTGGTATTAGTGTTGCAGGCCAAAATGCAATGAGCATGGTTGGATTGGCGTTTACCCACTCAAGCTCTGACTTTGGTCAAATCTTAATTGATGTGGCGCACAAATCCTTGCTCAAAGGTTGGGAAACCGCAGCAGAAAACTTTGATCAATTTACCTCTCGCGGCACATTAACCGACTTCCGCGCGGCGAAACGTGTTGGTTTAGGTGATTTTGGTTACTTACCGCAAGTCGGTGAGGGGGAAGAGTACACCTACGGCACAATCGGCGATGAGGGCGCTAGCGTTGCATTAGCGACTTACGGACAATTATTTAGCATTACTCGTCAAGCAATCATCAATGACGATATGCACTTGTTGACAAAAATCCCTGAAAAAATGGGACAAGCTGCACGTGCAACAATCGCTAAATTAGTGTTTGCGTTATTAACCGGTAACGCGATTGCACAAGATGGCAAAAAATTATTTGATGGCTCGCACAAAAACTCATTTGATAATGCTGCATTAGATGTGGCCAATATTGATAAAGCAATTCAAATGATGAATGGATTTGTCAATACTCGTGGTGAACCATTAGCAATTGAGCCTGATTTTATGTTGTTACCAACCTCACTTTATACTCGCGCTAAACAAGTTCTAGGTTCAGCAAGTGTTGAGGGAGCTGATATTAACTCTGGTATTATCAATCCAATCCGTGACATTGTGCCGACAGTTAAATCCGCTCGTTTACAAGTTGCCGATCCAAAATCTTGGTACTTAATCAACAAAGAGGCAATTGAAGTTTCTTACCTTGACGGCATTGATACGCCATATATGGAGCAACAACAAGGTTTCACTGTTGATGGTGTATCTACTAAGGTGCGCATTGATGCAGGTGTTAACGTGATTGATTACCGAGGAATTGTAAAAGTTACCAATAAGTAACTTAACATCCCATAAATAACGACCGCACTTCGATTAAAAGTGCGGTTTTTTATTATCAAAATTAAAGGATCATTAAATATGTCTAAAAATTACCTACAAGACGGAAACACCGTGCGTTTTACCGCTACTGCAGACGTAAAAAGCGGTGATGTAGTAATGTTAGAAAACCTTGCTGCAATCTCAGTATCTGATGTTGCACAAAATGAAACAGGCGTTGGCTTAACTACAGGCGTTTTCACTGTGAAAGCAAAAGCGGAAGATGACATTAAACAAGGTGCAATTGTTTACTGGTCCGCAACCGATGGTGCAACTATTACCGCAGGTAGTAACAAGCGTTTAGGTATTGCTTGGTATGCTAGTGGCGTATCGATGGGCACTGTAGATGTCAAGATCAACGCTTAGTCCGTTTGATGACGCACTCGCACAGGCGGACAAAGTCATATCAGATGTGATGATGTCCGTCTATGTTATCAACGGCAAAAAATACAAAGCTGTGCTTGATGAAAGCCCAAAACTAATGAGTGGCAATTACACCGATGATTACTTAATTAATGGCACGACGCGTACTCTCACTCTTTTTAAAGCATCAGGATATAAGCCAAAACTTGGAGATATCATTATTTCTTCAACAGAGGAATATGTTGTGCGAGGGTTTAGCTTTGAAGATAAGAAGATCGTACTGCAATTGGAGTAAATATGGCGGTGAAAATTGAAGGGATGGCGGCATTACAAGCTAATATCCAAAAACTGGCTAATCAAGTCGCGCCTAAAGCGGCAGCAAAAGCGATTAATAAGGTAGCGAGAAGTGCAATCAAAAATGGAACAAAAAATGTATCCAAAGAGATTCATGTGCCAGCTAAATTAATCCGCAAGCGAGCTCGATTATCCCAAAAAGCAACAGCGAATCGACCAGTTGCAAAAATACGAGTTGATAGAAGAAATTTACCGTTAATTCGATTATTGGAAAACCCTAGACGAACCATGCGAGCGAGTAAAGGGCAAATTAGAATAGGCAAATATCAAATACAACGCGGTTTTATTCAAACTCTAGCAAATGGTCGTAAACACGTTATGCAGCGACAAGGTAAAGAGCGGTATTCAATTGATGTTGTTAAGATTCCGTTATCTAGACCATTAACAACGGCTTTCCATAATGAGTTAAAAGATTATTCAAGTCAGATCAAAGTCGAACTGACAAGAGAGTTGAGTGACATTTTTAAAAAATAGAGGATTAAATGCTAATTCATAAGAAGATTCGACATCAAGTGTCGGATATGCTCAAAAGCAGTATAAAGGGTGTTGAGAATATTTATTCTGGGCGCCCTTTATTTATTGATATTGACCAAGAAAAAACAGCTATTGCAGTTTTTCTTGATGAGATTTCGTGCGAAGAGGTAGATCTCTGTCATCACGAATATACCGCAGCCTTAAACATCGCAATTTATCTGAAAACTGCTTTAGGCGACGACGCATTAGATGATATTGCAGACAAAATCAAAGAGCGATTAAGCGTAGCTATATCTCATGATGAATTATCGGAAAACATTTCCGAAATGACTCTTATTAGCTACGAATACGAGCAAGATACGACGAATCGCACTTGGTTCGTTTCTAACCTTAAATATCAAATTAAGTATGAGGACTAGATATGCCTACACAAACAACACCTTTTCAAGGCACTAAATTTTATTTAGGCACTGGTCTAACCGAAGGCAAAGCAGTCACAGCCGTAACGGTTAAGCCTAATGCAACCATTACATCAGCAGGGCATGGTGCCAAAGTAGGGGATTTTATTAAGCTAACTGGTTTAGGTGCGCTTGATGGATATTATCCTGTAAAAGTCGTTACCAACGACTTAATTACACTTGCAGATGAAGTAGATTGGACAAGCCAAGATGCGCCAGCCAGTTACGCAACAGCTAAAGTGGCTATCGTGAAATGGTCATCTAATTTCTGTGCGATTAAACAGATTGAGGGTGATGGCGACACATTAGGTGAAGAAGATATTACAACCATGTGTTCTGAAGGTACTGAAACAGAAGCAGGTGAGATTGAGTATGGCTCAATTAAATTAACATTCTTCTACGCGCCAGCTACCGCAATGCAAGCTGACTTGCGCAAGAAGTTTTATGCGAAAGAAACCTTCCCTTGGATGATGATATTGAAAAATGGTCAAGGTTCTCTTTACGGCACAGGATTTATCCAAACCTCACCTAATTTTAGCGGTGAAGTCAAAGGTAAATTTGAATCTGGTGTAACGATTAAAAAAGCAAAACGCGATTATCACTTACCAGCATAGCCGCAAAGTGCGGTGAATTTTGACCGCACCTTATAAAAACCAAAACCCCGAAAGCAGCGAACTCTCGGGGTTTTTCATTCCAATTAAACCATACTTAAAAGGAATAAACTTCATTGGAAATTATAACTAACTTTCTTCCTTTATTCAAGGAGCAAGCTATGCAATATGGGTTATGGGAAACGATCTTAGCTTATTTAGTGTTAGGCGTATGTTTCATCATCGCTTGGCGACTCCCAAATATTATTAATTCAATTAAAAACAAAGGTGATAAATAATGAATCTACGTGAAAAACTTTTAGCCAATAAGCCTAAAATTACCCCAATCATTATTAATGGTGAGAATTATTATATCCGTGAGTTTACTGTTGGTGAAATGAATCAAGCCCTTTATGGACAGCAACAAGAGTTAATTCGCATCGCTGAAGAGCAGGGCATTACATTAGCTTTCAACGATGAAATAACTCTCACTGAGCAACTATCAAAAATCTACGATCCTAATCGATTAACTCGAACATTAGCTACTCGACTTTGTGATGAACAAGGCAATAATTTATTTGATGCTAAAAATCCTGAGGATTTGGCCGCACTTTCGGCACTTGATAAGGCGGTATTTGAACAATTAAGCCAAGCCATTGCGGAGCTTGAGCCAAAAAACTTACCAGCCGACGAAAGTTCCAACTAAACCTTTCTCTTTCGCTCGGCAAAACTCTTGAGGAAATCGAACAAATGCCAGAGCATCATCTTCAAGAATACGAAATGTTTTATCAGGAACAGCCTTTTGGATTATGGCGAGAGGATTATCGTACTGCACAAGTTTCACATTTGCTTGCTATGATAAATCGAGCCTCTAAATCTAAGGTTCCAGAATTATCTGATTTTATGCCGTTTTACCAAGAAAAAATGGATGATGATGGAGTGGCTGATTATTTAGCAAATCGTTAAATTATCTATTGCTCCTGTATTTTATATAGATTAAAATCTATATAAATAATAAGAAAGGTAATAGCTGCATGAAACAAG